CCCTTTCCAATATCGGAGAGCAAGCTGTGCTCAATAAGGAGATATATGCCAATGCTGACGCTAACGACAACCTCGTCTTCGGGTACCAAGAAAGGTATGCCGAATATCGCTATAAACCAAGCGTCATTACCGGGAAATTCCGTTCCACATTCGCACAGACACTCGATGTCTGGCATCTGGCACAAAACTTTACTACCCTCCCTGCGCTCAACTCAACTTTCATCGTTGAGAATCCTCCCATCACTCGTGTGCTCGCTGTTACTACTGAACCTCACATCCTGTTCGATTCCTTCTTCAAAATTAAGGACGCCCGACCAATGCCAGTATATGGCGTTCCGGGCTTAATCGATCACTTCTAAAAATCGCCCCCGTTGTCCTCTTGGACAATGGGGGAAACCTTCGGGGGGAATATCATGGATCCAGTAATAGGCTCCGCCTTAATCTCTGGCGGCTCTTCACTACTCGGCGGCATATTTGGTAACAAATCATCCGCAAAAGAAGCCGCACGTGACCGCGAATGGCAAGAGCGCATGTCTTCAACCGCTCACCAACGCGAAGTCGCTGATCTCAAGGCCGCAGGCCTCAACCCAATCTTATCCGCAAACAACGGCGCTTCGACGCCCGGCGGATCCACTGCTCGTCAGGAGGATCCTATCACTCCTGCCGTCAACTCTGCCCTCTCGGGCTTTCGCGCACGCTCTGAACGCGAAAAAATTGTTGCCGAGCTTAAAAACCTCGATGCTTCTAATGCTAAAATCGAGTCAGATACTGCCCTCAATAAGGCAAATATCGTCAAATCTGCTGCAGACGCTCGTCTTTCCACTGCGGCGGCTGCTAAAACCCAAGCGGAAACTATCCTGCGCGGAGCACTTGCACCTGGTGCAAAAACTGAGTCGGATATCGACGAAACCTACTACGGCAAGGCTCTTCGTTACCTTGGCCGTCTCAACCCATTTTCTTCTTCTGCCAAAGACATAATGCAAACCATCAAATAGGGGTCTACTATGAAACTACAACCTGAAACTACCACAGAATTCCGCACCGCATATGACAATGCTGGTGCATTTTATTCTGAAATCACTGGCCTCGACTGCTCTGTCGAGCCTTCAATGACAAAACAAGCTTTCGCTGAGGAAGCTGACATCAATAACATTGTCAAACGTCTCCTACGTGGAGAACTAATAAACAATCTAAATGAAAAACCTCTCCAATATGGTGACGTATCTCAAATTACTGACTACCACACTTCCCTCAACCAAGTGAAAGCTGCTGAAAATCTCTTCATGCAACTCCCTGCTCAAATTCGCTTCAAATTTGACAATGACCCCGGTCAATTCGTTGAATTCGTCAACGATCCAAAAAACTCCGACGCAATCGTCGAAATGGGTCTCTCACCTAAAGCAGAGTCGTCCACAGGGGGCGGCGATGCTAATCAAATCCAGCAAGCGCCGACCCCTGTGGTCGAGTCTGCTGACTCCAACACTCCAGCCTAAAATGGCTGGCCGAACAGTTACCCCACTAGATGTAACTGTTCGGACTGACACCAACTCTTAAACATCAACCATCAGGGGCTAAAAATGAAACGCTATAAACTGGACAAAAAAACCTCAAAAAAGATGTTCACCCGCAACGCTATGGGTGCCCATCCTAAAAACACGCCTTCAAATCCAATGCGGGGTGGTATCCGGCTCTAATCTCGCTCGGTAAGCATAGTAACCCGCCAAGAGGTATCCTATGCCGTGTTATCATCCTATGGACGCTTGGCGCGATCGCGACCGTAGCGTCACAAAACTACGCTTTCAATATCATCCGGCAAAATGCGAAAGCATTGAGCCTCAATATCAAGTCCCATGTGGTCAATGTGTTGGCTGTCGTCTAGAACGCAGCCGCCAATGGGCGATACGCTGCGTTCATGAAGCACAACTCCATGACCAAAACTGCTTCATAACTCTCACTTACAATAACGAAAATCTACCTAAAGACGAATCACTCCATGTTCGTCACTTTCAACTATTCATGAAAAGATTGAGGAAAAAATATGGAAAAAATATACGCTTCTACCACTGCGGTGAATATGGCGAAAATTTCGGGCGGCCGCATTACCACGCCCTACTTTTCGGCTTCGATTTTCCTGATAAAATCTTATTCAAACAAATCCGCGATTATCCTATCTATACGTCTAAAGCACTGGAAGGCCTTTGGCCTTACGGCTTCTCCTCAATCGGTACTGTTACTTTCGAGTCTGCCGCTTATGTGGCTCGTTATGTAATGAAAAAAATCCTCGGAGAGGATTCAACAATGCACTATTCCGCTTATGACAAGGAAAGTGACACTTACTATCTCAAACAGCCAGAATATACCACTATGTCCCGTCGCCCGGGCATTGGTACAAACTGGCTCCAAAAATATCAATCTGATGTCTATCCTTCTGACCAAGTGGTTCTTCGTGGTAAATCCATGAAGCCACCAAAATTCTACGATGCAAAATATCCACAGATTGATGAAATAAAATTCGCTCGCGAATTAAATGCTGAAAAATACCTTGACAATAACACTCCCGAACGCCTAGCTGTTCGTGAGGCTGTGCACCTCGCACAGATCTCATCTCTCAAACGTTCATTAACTTAGGAGTATCTATGCTTGTCCAAATCTTCGCTATCTACGATTCAAAAGCTGAATCTTATCTCCAGCCCTTCTTCTCTCAAACTCGCGGTTCTGCTATCCGCGCTTTCACCGATTCGGTGAACGACACTACCGGCGAATCTCAGTTCGCCAAACACCCGGAAGACTATACGCTCTTCCATCTTGGTGAATTCGATGACCAAAATGCAAAACTCACTGAAAACGCAACCCCTATCTCTTTAGGTGTTGCAATCGAGTTCAAAAAAACGTATTCTTCACCTGTGACCGCAGGATGATGAACGTTCCTTAGGGTCGCTGGGCAACGGGGGGTAGGGAATCACCCTACCCCCCAACAAATCGGGGGGACTCTATGCAATGGCTGGCTCAACACTGGGATACGATAATGACTTTCTTAAACGCAATCGGCCTCATTATTCTATCCAAAAACAAACCAAAATAGGGGAAATCAATGGGAAACTCAGTACAAAATCGCCAATCTCAACACTCCTTCGCACAAGTACCAAAAGCGGAAATTCCGCGCTCTAGCTTCGACCGCAGCCATGGCTGCAAAACTACCTTCGATGCTGGCGATCTTATCCCCGTCTATGTCGACGAAGCACTTCCCGGCGACACACGCAATCTCTCAATGACCGCTTTCGCGCGTCTCTCAACTCCAATACGTCCTTTCATGGACAACCTCTATCTCGACTCGTTCTTCTTCGCCGTACCCATTCGTCTCATCTGGAACAACTGGGAACGCTTCAACGGCGAACAAGCAAACCCTGCTGACTCGATCAGCTATATCATTCCCACCATGACCACACCTGTAGGAGGCCACCTTGTCGGCTCGCTCTCGGACTACCTCGGACTCCCCACGCAAAAACACCCGATCACGCACGCGTCGCTCTGGCACCGTGCGTATAACCTCATCTGGAACGAATGGTTCCGTGATCAAAACCTACAAAATTCCGTTGTCGTGGATCTGGGCGACGGCCCTGATACCAGCACTAATTATACTATTCTCAAGCGCGGGAAGCGTCATGACTACTTCACTTCTGCGCTCCCGTGGCTCCAAAAAGGCGGCGCCTCTGTCACCATCCCTCTCGGCACAAGGGCAAACGTTTCCGGTCTCGGACTTGCCATCGGACAAGCTACCGGAACCGCAAACGGCACCTTCAAAGATGCCACAACTTCTGCCGCCGGCGTAGTCTATCCATGGTCGGGCACCAACGTGCTCAATGTGCGTGGTACTTTATCCACCACCTCAACAGTACCCGACATCTACGCCGATCTTACCACCGCAACTGCGGCTACAATCAACCAACTCCGTCAATCATTCCAAATTCAAAAACTACTTGAAAGGGACGCCCGTGGTGGAACTCGTTATACTGAAATCGTTCGTAGTCACTTTGGCGTTACTTCTTCCGATGCTCGCCTTGATCGCCCTGAATACCTTGGCGGAGGTTCTACTCCTATCAACATCAACCCAGTGGTGCAAACAAGCGCAGCGGCTTCGCAACCGACTCCGCTTGCAACGCTTAGCGGTATGGGTACTGCTCATGCCCACGGTCATGGCTTTACTAAATCTTTCGAAGAACATTGTGTTGTAATTGGCCTCGTCAGCGTTCGCGCTGATCTGTCTTATCAACAAGGCCTCAACCGCATGTTCTCTCGTTCAACACGCTACGACTTCTACTGGCCAGCCCTTTCCAATATCGGAGAGCAAGCTGTGCTCAATAAGGAGATATATGCCAATGCTGACGCTAACGACAACCTCGTCTTCGGGTACCAAGAAAGGTATGCCGAATATCGCTATAAACCAAGCGTCAT